TCCTGGGCCAGAGGTTCACGCGGTAAGAGATGGTGCCGCTAGACAAAACAACTTACGTGAAAGACTAGCAAAATTACAGACGATGCGGGGACAGGCGAAAGAGGATTTCAAGCGTGCCTTATATCGTGATTATGAAGATGAATATCCAGGAGACCAGTACTTTGGCTAAAATTAAGAAAGAAACTACTAATCAGAAAACGGAATTTTTGAAGAAGTTGGGTGCTGAGGCTAACAAACCAAAACCCAAAGAGCTCGCATTATATGAAAACGCACTTAAGCATTTGGAAGGACATAGCACCAATAATGATTTGCCATGGTTCGATTTAAAAGCCAAAGACGCAGATAAGAAAAATGTTTTTGCTGACTTTTTTGTAGCTAAATGGACGCGCAATGCCTATGGCGGCTTGTTTGTAAATCTTAATCCAGAGAAAAAACCCCTAAGCGCGGTTCAGAAAAAGTGGGTAGCTCGCTTCAGAGGAAAAGGATATGCGTGCGTGACCGTCAGTACTTCTGATGAATTTGGTTGGGCTGTTAAAGATTATGCGTATGCTGCCGGACAGATGGGCAAGCAATATTACAACACAAGGTGGGAGCGAGAGGTATGAAAGGGAAAGTTAAATGGTTTTCATCTGCTAAAGGGTTTGGTTTTATAACTAGCGACTCTACAGATACAGATGTGTATGTTCATTTTTCAGATATTAAAATGAGCGGCTTCAAAACCTTGCAAGTGGAGCAGGAAGTGGACTTTGAATTGATTGATGCGCCCAAGGGATTGGCTGCGAAAGAGGTTATTGTGACTTAAGTTATTCTTAAGCTATACTTCATTTAAGGACGCATCTGCCTAACCTTATTTTATAAGGAATCGGAAAAGGGACCCTGTATTGGCTAACTCTTAATAAAGATTCATAACATCAATCTTATTAGGAGGCACAAATGCCAGCACAATTATCCAAAGTAGCGATCCAGCAGTTCCATGACCAATTTACTAATGCGTATCAAGCATCAGCTCAATTAACCGAGACCGCAAACACAGTGTCCGGAGCACGCGGCGATGCTTACAAATGGCCCTTACAAGGGGATGCGGCGATGGAGTTAAGAATGGCTCCTCAGTCATTAATTCCTGTCGCTAGTAATGATTACGCTCAAGTAACAACTACCTTTGGCAACTATATACTTAACTTGCCAGTTGATATATTTCAGCAAGCTGAATTAATAATCGACACGCTCAGTCAACTTGGACTTGTCCACGCAAAAGCAGCGGGAAGACGCGAAGACCAATTCTTATTAAATGCCTTGTATGCAGCGGGTAATGGACCGTTAAATACTAATACTCAATTACCTGACCAGGAACCTCCAGGGTATGTGCAGGCTAATGTGGGAAATACGACCGCATCGCCGGCCGCCGCTGCAACCAACTTAAATGTGGAGAAGATTATTCAGGCAGCAGCCTTACTTGACCAAGCTAACGTACCCCATGAAGATAGGTACCTAGCTATAGATGCGAGAATGATGGCCGGGCTGATGTCTAATGGTGAAGAACCAACCAACATTTTATACAACAACACTAAAAATCTGATGCAAGGCGGTATCGACACATTCATGGGCTTTAAGATATTCACACTTGGATTTCGTCAAGAGGGCGGCATAACACTTAGACCTGGTGGTAACTCGAATCCTGGTGTTGGCTTGTTGCCTGGGTTACCTGGACCTGAATACAACCCTGATGGTGGTGGTGCGTTTACCGGAGTCAACTCCACGGCCATAGCTTGGCACAAAGGTGCTCTTGGGTCAGTTTACTCACTAAATCCAGTGACTGAAGTTGAATGGGCTCCGGCTTACCAATCTTGGTTAACAATAAGTCGTCTACGTATGGGTGCGAGTGCGTTGCTCGGTAAAGGTATCGTCTACATTGACTGTGACAATACTGCGGCACCAGCTATAGCTTAATCCCAAGCCCCTTCGGGGGCATTTTCTTAGAGGAGATATACAGATGGCTTTTGAATATAAAAATTTAGTTCAATTGAGCGCTGGCGAAACGAGCCCGGACCAGTTGGGTGGTCAGAAGTTGATGTCTTATGAAAGCGAGAATGATTTGGTAGCGACTATGGCCACTGCCGGTTATTTTAACGATATCGCTAAATTAGTTAGGTTTGGCTCCCTGTTTATTTTGACTGATAATTTTCCCCTTAGTGATGTTTTCCAAGTCACATCTAACAATCCAGATGCTGATGTGGTTATTTTGGCTCCATACGCGATGCCCGTGCCTGCTTCTGGAGTTTACTACGAAACCCTAGCCGAAGTAGCTGCCACATTTGTAACTGCCGGGGGTCTTTCGGATGTTTACCCGATGGCTGATTCTGTTATGGGGGCTTATGCTAATTTCTCCCTTAATAGCCCAGTAAATGACATTGGCCCACCAATCGCGCATTCTGGGATTGAGCACATTGAATGTCAAGCGGGCCAAGTTGAAATCTTCTGGTCCAGACCAGTGATACCAGGCCAGACGGTAAACCTGTGGTTGCAAATTAGATCAGGAACACCGACACCTTAAGGAGAAGGAAATGGCTGAATATTATAATCCGAAGAATTTTGCTTTAATAGCTGGCGAGGCACAGGACCCGGAAGCGCAAATTCCACGGGTTTTTTCTTATTATGCTGAAGATGATTATGTGTTGGATGTTTTAAATGGGCCTGCTCCAGTACCTCCGGTTCCTGCGGGCACGAAATTCTTTGGTTTAAGAACTAATGGTTCAGGTTCTCCATTGACCCAGGAAGAAAAACTGTTGCCTAGTGCGGCCAATCAGTTGTGCGCCGGAAGCGGGATTATGATTTACGGTCCTAATCAACAAGGTCCTGGAAATCCTGGTTTTGGGAAGTATTATATTTTGTATCTTAGGATGACCTCCTTCTGGGGTTATGATACATCTTATGCTCAAGTTTTTTATTATGCAGAACCCTAAGGAGGGGCGATAATGGCTATTTTTACACCCGAATATTTCGCTCTAACGGCGGGCGATGAACTAGATGTATCTCAAAATATCCCTCGTGTATTTGGCTATTATGCGGGGAATATTGAAATGAAGGGCGGTAGTGGCTCGATGTTCCCAGGGGTTTCTGACCCAGTACCTGGTCAATCCTACACTGGGTTCTTTGGACTGCGGACGGATGGGTCAGGTGCTCCTTTAACAGATGATGAGAAAAAATTACCTAGCGCAGCTCCCCAGTTCAATCGAGGAAGTGTGATTATGGTATATGGCCCGAACCAGCTTTTGGTCCCCCCAAATCAGAAGAAATGGATAGTTTATTTATACATAACTTCGTTGCCTAATAAAGATACTGCGTACACTGTTTTGTGGTCTTATATACAACCTTAGGAGATTATAATGAGCGGCTTTCCTTTAGACCCTCTTACTCAATACAACCCAAATCAATTAGCTAATTTAACTGCCTCCACAGCCGTATCCTCAGCTTATCTTGATCGATCGCCTAATATTGATATTCCACCAGTTGGGACAGATGCCAGTAGCTTGATTCCTAAATTATTTGGGTATTTAAGTGGTTCATATGACCCGGTAGAGACTGGAAATTCAAGTGCTCAGATTAGTCAAGATGGTTATTTTGGGCCTGCTCTTCCAAGACCTGGTGGGCCTATGCCTCCTTTTCCTCCTCCCTCAGGAGCCGGTGGTTCTGGTATTGGCGCTAACAGCAATACTAATTATGGACAACCCAGCATTAAGAATAACGCTGCTCCAGGAAGTTTAATATTAACTTATTCAGTTAATGAATCTCCCACGGACCCTAGCGCATGGGTAGTTGATGAAATATCCCAATCTGAACTAATCACGGCAGCTCAAAATATTCCTTGGGTTGATGAGGTTACGACTCAGGAAATTAATCTACCGGTTTAGATGAGAAAAAAATATGGCTGAAGCAAACATAACAAAATTAGCGCGAGTTGTTCCGGGAGAGCTAAGCCCCGATCAGGCCGTTATTGATTATGCTTATTATGAGCCAGCTTTGTTTTTGCAAGATATTTTAAGTGAAGGGTTCTTTAATCAGCTATCGCATGAATTAACTTTATATTCAAGGATTAGTGTTTATTGTTTGGCGGAAAACTCGGGCCCAGTACAACCTTCCTTAACACGGTTTGATTTGGTTGTTATTTTGAAAGAGCCTATCCCGTATAAAAATTACGATAGAATTAAAGTAGTTCCATTGCCGGGGGTTTGGCAGGATACGGATGAGCCTGACGTATGGTCGGTGCCAACGCTGAAATATCAAGGGATGGTTAAGTGGACTCCTCCAGCTAACACCCAAGCCAATATTGTTCTAGTGCCCAATGTTAGAGTTGATTTTGTTGTTCAAGATGTAGTTCTGTTTAATCAACCTAACTGCCCAGGAGAGGTTAATGAACATTTAATCCAAGTGGTTTGCGTAAGCGGCCCTAATCAGTTGCAAATCAAATGGGCAGCCACATGGCCCGGTGGGGTAGAGTCTTTTAATGTCGCCGCAGGACAAGCACTGTCCATGTATGTTGAAGTTTGGGGGGATTTAATATTATAAGCGATTACATTTTGCTAATTGCGATTGATTAAGGAGAATATAATGGCATTTGATATTACTAAATTAACTCAATATACACCGGGAGAAGTGAGCACCGATCAAGCCCATAGAAACTATTACTATATGGCCCCTGAAGAAGAGGCATTGGAGATTGCTTTTCCAGGGTATTTTGATGAGGCAGCCAATGTGTTGGATATTGGTTCTCGAATCACTTGCTGGTGTCTCTGTGTCAATGTCTTCGCCCCCCCAGCCGATACCCATACGCTGGGACAGCTATCATTTAGGGTGAAAGGAATATATGTCGATCCTGAGGGCATCACTAGGGTAATTCTGAATATGGGCACAGAATGTATATCCAAAGGTGATTCCAGGCCGGCCGCCACACGATTAGCCTATGTGCCTATGACTAAGATATTTGAGGGGCCCATAACCCTCGAAAATTCAGCAACTACTAACCCCAGCCGTAACTCATTCCCTGGGACTCTTGCGGCACCTTTGCCAGATGGGGTTGCTTATTATGACTTAACAGCACGGACATTGATGACATGTGCGCCAGTGATTGCGCCAATTGACCCGCCCAATAATTATGTCCCCTATCTCATAAAGCCGGTGCCAGGTGTGGGAGGATATCGGGGGGAATGTGAAATTTTTTGGCACGGGGCAACAGCTCCGGGTCCAGGGATAGTTTATACGTTATGGGTGACTGCATGGGATATGAAAATAGAAGAACCCCTATAATCAGCGGAAAGAAACATGACCTCCAAATTAGAAGTTATCAATCAATCATTAACGTATCTGGGGAATCCCACCGTACCGGCTCTGACAGTAGGTGACCCGGTAGTTAATGCCATGTCCCTGATTTATGATGCTGAAAAATCCAATTTATTATCGTGGAATCCGTGGCGTTTCGCTACAAAATGGGCAGAGCTCACGGTGTCGGCTGTCCCTTCACCTTACCCAAAATTCCAATATGTATATAATTTGCCCACTGATTATATCCAGGCCATAGATACATACTTTTGGAGTAATTATAATATTGTTGGCCCGTTAATCTTATCCAATACAGGGCCGCCGTGGAAATGGTCATATATATTTAATGTCCCCGAAAGCGCGTTTCCTGATTATTTTACATTAGCCCTGAGCCATACCATTGCTAGTAAATCAGCGACGCTCTTAACTGAAAATCCCGAAATAGCTAAGTACTGGCAACAACAAGCTAGTATTCAAACTCTCAGAGCACAGAACCGTGACGGCACCGCCGTTCCTGCTCAAACCATACGCGACAATCCAATGTTAGCAAACCATTTCTTCAGGAATTTCTAACATGGCATATTATGTCACCACCCATGACTTCACCCACGGCCAGATTGACAAGGTTTTAAAAGCCCGGTCAGATTTGGCGCTTTATAATAAGGGTGCATTAGAGATTAAGAACATGGTTGTTAGGGCGGGCGGGGCTGCTAAGTCGAGATTTGGCACGCAGTGGTTGGAGGAGGGTGTAGATTATGGTATTCCTGCGCCTCCCAATCCTGTGGGATTCCCCAATCCTGATATTTCAGTGACGGCTAATGGAAACAAACCCGGCTATCAAATGTTCGATTTTGTCCCTAGTGAGAGTGTCCAGTTGTTAGTTATTTTAGGTGTAGAGAGTGGATTTCCCCTGGACCCAGGACTTTCTAACCGATTTGTATATTATGTAGCTAAAAATACTACTGGCACCGGTCCTGCCACTGGCACATTTAATTTGGTGGAAGCTCCGGGTGCTCCTCCTGACTGGATAATTGATAATAACCAGGTAGCTAGAATTAAATACCGCCCAGCTCAAAACCAAACCGATTTTATATTAGTAACTGGCACCGAAGCTCCATTGAGATTAAATTGGACGGGCGCTACTGTCACGGCGACTAGCTTGGATTTCACTACCGCCGATGGAAGCAATCCTCCTCAGCATGATTTTGCTCAGGGGAGGTATAATGGAGTTACGTTTACGTTGAGTATTGGTGGTGGCGGGGTAAGTGCTACAGATATAACACCAGCGGGGACTCCTGCTGCTAACCTTCCTATTTTAACCCTAGGCCCGCCAATTCCCGCGCCAGTCCTGGGTCAGTGGAATGGGTTTTATTATGACGGGGTTAACGCTGACAATCATTACGTAAACGGAGTTTTTGAAGCCATAGGCCCTATCGCTACGGTAGGTTCTCCTATTGGGATAGCCATTATTGTTTCGCTTACCAGCAATACTATAGCCAGAGTACGAATTGTTAGTCCTTTCGACCCTTCGCTAGCTATTCCACCAGCCACTGCCGGAGCCATAGGTACACAGGTCGTCTTAACTGAGCCGGCGTTTAGCCAGTCTAACGGAGCCACTTTCCCGGGACGTGGCCAGCCCCGCACCGTCAGTTTTTATGAATCGCGCTTAATATTAGCTGGTTCTGACTCTTTACCGCAGTCATTATTCATGTCACAGATTGGCCAATTCGATAACTTCGCCACGGGCACTGGACTGGCTGATGAAGGTATAGCTTACACAATCGCAGCCGGAAGCGAAGACCAAATTATAAACATGGTATCTGGGCGCTCATTACAAGTCTTCACCACCACCAATGAGTTCAGTGCTCCGGTGTGGTCTGAAGCAGGACTAACCCCAGAAACCGTAACCATCCGCCGACAGACCAGTATTGGCTCATCTAACTGTATACCTGCCGTGTTAGATAATATGACTGTCTATAGTAAGCGCGGTGGTCGCTCATTAATGGGATTTGAATCACTCAACTCAGGCGGGAATACGTACAATTCTCAAGATGTTAGTGCCCTGAGCTCTGAGATAGTGAACGAGCCCATCCACATGACGAGCTATGTTGAGAATAACGCTTATGACGCTAATGTCCTGTTTGTGATTAATGAGGGTATTGATGACGTTCAGCAGCGACAGATGATAGTGTATGAATCCTTAAGAGAGCAAAATGTGGCTGCATGGACCACTACCTCTACGCGAGGTGAATGGGAAAATGTGGAATCAGTGGGTGATGAAGTATTTTTTATAACCAAACGCGGCACCGGAGCCACTCCAGGTAACTATGAATTTGAACGGATGAACTCAAATATTGTGATGGATGCTGGGATTGAGTGTGTGGCGACTAATGCGGGACCGCAAGCGACGATTCTTGTACCGGACCCTGGTGGTGGTGCTCCTATCCCATTAATTATGCCGACTATGTATTATGAGCAGACGATTGACATTGTATCGTATGTGGGAAGTGACCCCAGACATCCTCAGGGGCTATGGATTGGTGAAGCTCAAGTCAGTAATACTGGCGTAGTTACTATTATCATCCCTCAAACCCCCGACCCGCCGGTTGGTCCTGGGCCTATTTCACCAGCTAACCCTTACACTTATTGGATTGGGTTAAACTTCGAGCAAAAAATAGAAACAATGCCGATTGATATCAAGACGCAAATGGGCTCGATGCTATATTTCAAGAAAAAAATATTCAAAGTATTTGTGCAATATTATGAGTCTTATCCGTTTTTTGTGAATGGTCAAGAATCTCCACTACGGAGACTAGGGCCACCTTATACTCCCCCAGCGATTCAGTTAAATATGCCTGAGTTGCCATATTCGGGGATATGGATGACACCCACAATGCAGAAATTAAATTTACCCAACAATTATTATGTGGGGTTTGTTCGTGAAGCTACGGTGTTAATTGAAACCACCAGACCTTTGCCATTAACTATAACGGGCCTTAGTATGGGCGTAGGATAAGGAGGAGATATGGGAGAAGCTGCCATCTTAGTGGCCGTAGTTGCTGGAACTGCTGGGGAAATGTATGAGCAAGGACAAGCGACCAATGCCAAGGAAGCTGCACTAGAACTCCAGCGAAAACAGCAAGAAACATTAGCGGCCCAAGAACAAATCCAGCGCGATGATATGCTGCGTAGGGTTCAGGGTGAGCAACTAGCCCAGGCTGCGGCGGAGGGTATGGCTCCATCATCTGGTACGTTGGGTTCATTGCAGTTAGGTTCATATAATAAATTTGCGGAATCAACTCAGACAGCGAAATCTAATTTGGCGATGAAGGAAATGGCTATAGACCAGCAAAAAAGCCAATTAGAAAGCCAGTACTGGGCGCAAATGTTTGGGGATGTGTTTGGTGCTGCGGAGGGAATGGCTCAGGTTGGGGTTGGTGCAGGTGGTGGCGGTGGTGGAGGCGGTGGAGGAGATTGGATGGATGCCGGCTTTGGTAAAGAAAGTCCCGGACTAATGGCACCTACTACTAAGAAACCCAATTTAGTGGATACGTATACAGACACCGACCCGTTTGCAAATTGGCTTCATGAGAATGGTGAATAAATATGGTAACGGCAAAATATACAGAAAGCACACCAGTCCAGCCAGTTGATTTCACAGCGGCAGCCGGTGCAGGTGCTGAAGCTTGGGCTAAAACTGCTCAAGAAGTAAGCAGTGACGCTTTTAAAAGATTAACTAATCTGAAGATGGAAGAGGCTGTAACTCAGGGAAATATCGAAGGGGCCAAAGGCACTGAAGCTCAACCCATGTCGGGTGGCACGGCGTATGCCACACGATTTAATCAAGCGCTAGAACAATCAGCTCAGATAGATGTTCACACCAAGACTCTCGACCACCTCTCGCAATTGAATCAGGAGTATACCGCCAAGCCCGCGACCATCGCTAATGCTCAAGAATATGCGGCAAAAGGTGAGGCGTGGGTAGCTGGGGTCATACAACACGCTCCAGCGTCAATGCAAGGGATGGTGCAGAACACCCTTAAACCATTATGGCAGTCCTTTAAAGGGCAATACGGTGATTATACTTATAAGCAACAACTCCAAAGCAACGAATTACAACAACGCCTCCAAATGCAACAAGTTATTAATAATGGCGGACTTGCTATTACCAAAGGTGGGTTGGTTGACCAAACGCTCACCCAAAAACATTATGAAAAGAGCCAGGAACTCATCCTTTCCAAACCAGCCGTATCTAATGCCCAAAAATTAACTGCTCTAGAGCACCTAGCCGACACTAATGCTAACGCTTTTAATGATTACTTTTTTCAGACCACTAAGAACCAACTCCAAAACGCCGTAAATAGTAAGAATCAACCACAAATACAAGCAGCTCAGGACACTCTTAATAAATATGCGTCAGATTCTGGGGAGATTGCCCGTACCTTAAAACGTACTTATCCGAAGATACTAGGCAACTATCCTATGGTGGAAAAAATGGTCAGGCTCAAAGGCACTGAATACCGGCACGGTGTACAGGCTCAAGCACGACAACTCAAGCATGAATTTGATACTGCCCTGGAAAAACAAAAGCAAGGATACAAGGTTTCAGGAGAGGATATAGTAAACCTGTCTAGCGCGGTTGATCTTGTCCCCACTGGTAAGCAGTCCCTAGAAAAGATTAAAGATTGGAACAGCTTCCTAGCCGACGTTGATGATGCCGCAAACCAGGTTGGTGGATATCAATCCCGATTACAAAAAGAAACCAACCCCGACAAAATTAAATATCTAACGCACTTACAGCACCTGCAAGATACGAACTCCGCAGCGTATTTGAATCGAATCAATCGGGACCACGACTTGGCTCAGACGATGCCACTAGCGGCCAATTATCTCCCCAACCAACAACGCAACATTAAAACCGCGCTCAACGACCCGCAATTAGGGAATAATTTGCTAAATGATAAATATAACTCTATCGACAAACACGGCATATTAAATGCTATAGACCAGAGGAAGCTACAAGGCCACGCGTTAGGGATTTCCTCTGTGCCATTTTTTACTAATCGGCAGGCTAAAAATACAGTCGCTCACATCCAGTCAATGCCTACTGCGGTAGCTCGTGGCGAGGCTTGGAACAAACTCCGGACCCTCGGGATTGCACCCACAGATGTAGTGAGTCAAGTCAAGGATGCTGACCCAGCAGACATGGCAGACGCTGCATTCTCTAATAACCAAATAAGCGATATAGTAAAAAATTATAAAGTCATCCATGATGCAGCCCGCGATAAGTACAAAACTGATGTAGATACGAACGCAGCAAATCTACTGCAAAACCCCACGATGATATCTCTACAACAGGCCGTAAAGCCCAAACTATTCAAGACCATCCAACAAGCAGTTCAAGGGATTGGCGATAGTTTGACCCTGGGCAATACGGTGCGGGGGCTTGATATGGACTTTACCCATGTGTTTGGGGGTTATCATGAAAGTACCCTTTGGGAGAGTGACCGAAACCAGATTATTGATTTTGTGTTAAAGGACATGGGTGTTAATAGATCGGAGACTCAACCGCTGTTAATTCCCCAATCCGTCAAAGGGGTTGCAGTCAATGCATTTAAAGTAAGTCGGGGCGCAAATGCCCAAGCTAAAATCGCATATAAAGTGGCATGGACCCCATCTGGTGACGGTCCGGATTGGCATCACTATCTTGCAACTTACGGGTTTGGAGAGGCCCCTCGCGCAAAAGTTCTAGCCCAGTATAAAGAGCTATTTACACAAATTGGTGAACAAGCCAATGCAGATAATCGTGCTGCCTACTTTATTAACTATTCAGCCCATCAATATGCAGCGGTTAGTGGCAGTGGGGTTCTTATGTATTATAAAAACGCTGACGGTAGCCGAGGTAACCGCATGGTTGGCGATATAACTGCATTGGAAGAAGGACACCTGTAATGGCAGACACTTTAATAAGCGATTTTGGCACTCCTGAAGAGGATATACGCACGGGCACAGGCCCCGAGAGTGTTGAGGAATTACGCCAAGAAGGTAGAGATGAGGAAGATGCTTATAATAAACAGCAAAAAGAACTAGCCGAAGAATCTACCAGAATCCCAGAATCCACCGAGCCCTCAACTATTGCTCAGGTTGCTAAGTTTGGGGTTGGTACTGTTGGTAAGTTTTTTACTGATGAACTGAGCCCTTGGCGGATTGGTGCAAATTTCATAGCGCAAAACTTATACACGCGCACGAACTTAGTACCTTATATGCAAGATTACCCGAGCCTGGAGCGGATGGGTCCTGAAGAGTTGAAAGCAAAACTTGCCAGCGACACCTATACCATGGGAGCTACATTATTTGGCAGGCATGGACTCACAGTAGGAGAACAAATTACCCCACAACATATAAACGCGGTCAATCAAGGCGTTAGTACTATCGCTTCGTCTACTCTGGGGGTTGGTAATCCGGTAGATAAAAAATTCCAAGAAGCCCACGAATGGTTTCAGAAGGTCCAAGGCACCAATATCTTAGCCAACACTGTGGCTGATTTGACAAGTGATATAGTGAGATTTGCGCCGGGGATGAAAGCGGCGGAGAAATCATTTGATTATCTATTTAGTAGTGCTGGTGGGGCTAAAGTTCTGGAGTCCTTATCCAAAATCGGTGTAGGAGGTGCGGTTGCTGGGAAAATAACCGAGTCTTTTTTAAATGCACCACCGGTAGCTAAGGCAGCTATGGCTAAAGTCCTCAGTAAAATCCCATTCATATCTGAGAACGGCGCAACCAGATTAACCACGGCGTTAGTCAGGGGCGCTATTGGTGGCTTAGGGTGGGAGCTTAAGAAAAAATCCCTCGAGAATCTATTTCACGCATCGACAGGAACCCCCTATGAAAACCCAGTTAATCAGTTAGCGGATGTGGGTAAAAGTATGTTATGGGGGGCGGGTTTAGATGGCGGTTTGAATTTGGTGGGGATGGCAGCTAGTCGGGTTGGGAAAGGTATTGTATCTGAAACCAAGCGCTTACGGCTCGCATATAAGGAGGAAATGAAAGCCGAGTTAGAAGCGGAAAAACAACCACATTATGAGAAGCTGGTTAAGAAATTAGAAGCAATCAAAAAGAGTAAAATAGCGGTAAAAGGGGAGGAGAAAGCTGGAAAGATAGCTAAGGTAGAGGCGGGCCATAAACTTCCTCACTATCAAACCTTGGTAGATAGGTTAGCTGCAATAAAACAATCCAAACTTGCGGCTAGCGCGGCCCATGAGGCTAAAAAAATTAGCGATACCCATGAGGCATTAAAATCCTATTATGCGGATGAAGGAAAGCGATTAAAGGATATAGGAACAGAAATTGAACTAGACCGCGTGTCGCGGGGTAAAGAATTATTCAACATAAGTTTAGCTACCGACCAAGACCTGGCAAATATGGTTAACATGCATACGGAGGCGGCAGTAGGCACCGATGTAAATAATGTGTTGGGTTATTTGCAATCCATGATAAGCAAAAATTTAAAAAATACCTCATTAGAAGACATCTCCGGAATGAGGCGTGCTCGGGACGAACTGCATGAGAAATCCATTACTGACCGCGTTGAGGTTGATGAGCTATTTAAAGATATAAACAAGTTCACAGATAAACAAATCCAAAATTTACCCTCGTCCTATTTAGCTGCTTTATATAAACAATTGCGTGAACTAGAATTTGAACCCACCCGCCACGCATATTTAAATGGCAAAAGATTAACTAAACTTATTACAGACACCTACCCCGGGATGAACATCTGGAAAACTCAAGTGCAAAATTTTATGGCTGGTGAGCGTAACTTGCGGGGGGAGCCATTACAACGACAACTGGCTATTAGAGAGCATACCTCAGATATAGAAAGTGAAATCCAATATACGGAAAAATATCTTAAGAAAAATATCTTAAAAGCCAAAAATCGCGCCAAACTTCAAAATAGGCTGAAGAATTTAAAAGCAGAAATAGCTAGCCATACCGTAGGTAGTAATTTAACTAGCCACGAATTACTTAAGGACTCCATCACTGACTTGCACTTATTAAGTGATGAAATGGACCGCAACCATCAGCTCAAACAAGCGTTAGATACTATTTTTACTGATGATTTGCATAAGTACACGGTGGCAATGGAAAATAATTCCCGCGCCTATTATTTAAATGAAAATCCTGCCGCTGAAGCTAGCAAAACTGCCGAAGAAGCGTTAGATGAGATAACGGAAGAGAAAGAGAAAAAGGAAAAGGGCGAAAGTGTTGGTACTGAAAAATCGGCATCTGAAGAATTAGGCGAAATTACTGGCACTTCTATGAAGCCGGATGAAGAGATTGAGCAACTTGGTCCAGAGCACACGGACGTACTCACGGAAGCGCAACAACAAAGTTATCAGAAAAATATGGACTATATTATTAAGACTGAACGCAATCACAAAGGCATCCACAAATGGTTAAGTAAAGTCACGGCTTGTTTGACTGGCGGAGGTAAATAAATGGCCATCAGAAAAAACCCACTTGGTCCCTGTATCGAGATGTTTAAGAAAGAAATCACCGCGATTGAATTATTAGACGGTCCAGATGAAAAAGCCACACCCAAAGAGATTGACTTGTTCGCCCGCAAGCAAGCTAGAGCTCTGAAGACTAGCATTGAAAAACAACTAAAAAGGAACGTACCCTTAACCGAAGCCACAAATATCGCCCAGAAAGCTTGGTTAGATAATCATGGGCGATGGTGGAGGGCTCATAAGGAGCACCTTTTACTTAAGACCAAAGCGCTGGCCGATAATATTAAAGCCGCTGAAGTTTCCGTAGCTGAGGGTACTAAGCCGGTTCCTTCCTTAACTGGCAAGTTGGTGAATCAAGATTTTGCGTCATGGATGTCCAAAACTTATGATTCCCATTTGAACTTTTATGATAGACATGTCAAAGGGTCTATTTCAGAAATCCAAAATACTAATAAGATGGCTCTAGAATCAGCTTTTGTCCAAAAAATGACTAAAATTGCGGTGGAATTAAAGCTTAAGTACCATGATGTGCTCAATCATATGATTGACCCTGCGTTAGAGGGTAAAGTTAATAACTCAATTATGCAGGATTTACAAGATGATTCGGCCTCAAGTAGGATAGGACGCGCAGTTAAAGAAATTACTGACCAAATGCTTAAAATGCAACGTAGGGTGGGAATCAAAATACCAGATGCAGGGTCCGATTATATTATTAGCCAGAGTTGGAATCCTCAGAAAATGATGAATCCCTCAGACAGACTCTGGAATAAATACGAAAAACGCCCGAAAGAAACGCTAAATAAATTTGAATATGAAAATGCGGTAAGAAATATTTTTGCTAATGAAGTAGCTCGTCATTTGAATTGGGAGACCACCTATCCAGATGAAGAAACCGGGACACTTATCCAGCGCATAGACTTAACCAAGCGAGCTTTTGATAGTATTTTAGGGGAATATAATAATGGCGACCGGCCTATGGAAGGGCGGATGGGTGAGGGTTTCATGTCCTATTTAGAAAACCGTTCGCGCCGGCTCCATGCTAAAGATGGTGAAGGTCGAGCCCAAATGGGAGCCACCTACGGACGTACTTTATTAGAGAATTTGCAGCGGCAGTTTCATTTTGTAGCTAAGAACACTGCGTTAGTGCAGAAGTTAGGCCCTGAACCTGAGGCAGTTCATCAGGAAATCAAAGCTTATTGGAAAGAAAAATCTACGCTTGATGAATGGCCAGACCGCGAAAACGAAATTGATGAAGCGTTTAATAGCTACACTAAATTTGATTATGCCAGGGGTGGATTAGAGAAAGTAACTTTGGCTAAGAATTTAAAATTAGGCACCAGTTTCTTCAGCCTGGGTAATATGGGGGTTAATTCTTTTCCTGATTCAGCAGTTATGCTTTCTTATTTGCGTGCCATGAATGCTTCGGATAAAGCCAAGACTATCATGCATGCTTTTTCTCATTTCTTCTTTAAGAAGACTCGGGAAAATGACCAGCCCTTCTTAGATTTGTTTAATATGGCTGAGGCTTCATTTAGAGACGCTATTACCGAAGTAACTTTAAACTCTGAACATAGCAATTATGAACCAAACAGGAATATAGGCAAAGCTGCCCATTTTATGGGTTGGTTGGGGGGTCTAAGCAAATGGGACCAAGCTTTAAAATTAGCTATCAATAAAACCTGGTCCAAGAAATTACTTAAAGAAAAATCACTTGAATATAAAGACCTACCCACTGAAACCAAAGATATATATAACCAATTCAACATTACGGAAGCTGAGCACAATTATTTACGTAATGTGGATGTAGCGGAAGTTAGATTAGGTGGTGAGGGTTATCTAGCTCCACGCGAATATGACAAGCTGACGGATAAGCAAATCTCTGAAATGTATGGTATCTCTCCACGCAAAAAAGTTATGATAGACCAACTCCGCCTGGGGTTAGCCACTAGATTTACTACCGCGATGATGTATCAGTCTAATTATGTGGTTCCTGAGTTAAACGCTCGGGGTGATAGGATGTATCAGCTCCATCAAGTCGCTAATGCCCAGACCGGAGCTACCGTTTATATCCTATGGGAACTTCTGGCCCAATATAAGAAATGGGCATTTAACTTTTCGAGCAATGTGTTAGGGCGTATTAATCAGGGGCGGGGCACAAAAACTAGTAAAATCGCACAGAATTTAGAAATCGCCGTGGGTACTGGGGCTCTGTTTTCGATGCTAGACTATTTGAAAGCCGCCGTAACCAATCAGCCAGTTCCGGATTATAATAAGGATGATCCTATTACTTCGGTATTTAAACACGTACTTAACTCTTCTATTTCCAATTTTGGGGCATGGGGGTTAGTGTTTAATGCCATATCAGATTTGCCAACAGGTCAAGTGCAAGGGATTAAGGCTCCAGGAATGTCTACTGTCGCTCACTGGGGTCATGATTTTTTCGCCGTAGCGAGACCAGGCCCGCGTGGGAATAGGTTTGATAATGTCTTAACACTCGGCCGCGATGTGGCTAATTTGAATTTTCCGTTCGGGATTCTACTTAACCAGGTTCTGGCGAGAATGTATACTAACGATGATAAAAGAATTTATTAGGGGAAGATAATGGCAATTCCAGAATACGCATATACGCAAACAGTCGGCAAAAAAACAATGGCGAATGCGGAATTAACTTCTGCATGGGTCATGTTTATTAATGTTAAGGCCGATATCATTGTATATAAACAAGCCGCAGCCGGGGGCCCAGCCGTCCTCATCCCCGCCGCAGAGTATACAGTTACCATCACTCCGGCCGCACCGTGGGAATTCACCTGGACATACTCAGGAGGAACACCTATCCCCGCAACGGATTACATTATCATCTTCCGTAGAGTTGCAGCTATTTTTAACGATTTCCAACCCGGTGCATTTTTAAACGCGGACACTTTAAACGAAGCATTTAATATCGAAACCTTAGCCAATAATGACCAAGGATATTATCAGCAATTTTCAAAGCCCGGGTATAATGACGAGACCTTAGCCGAACACGGGGTTTTTGCGCCCCCACTGAGCCCGGGACAGGACGATTACCATAACCCTAAATTACCTCAGACCGAATATGATTTACCGTATCTGGCAGAAAATCCAGCTAATCCAGGTGATAAGTATGTGTGGGCTTTTGAAGTTAGCGCGTTAGGTCCTCCTCGTACAGGCGAGTTCGTGAGCACTGTATTATCAGCAGCAGGCACACCTACGGCTGGCGAGTTAAAAAATGAATTACAACGCGAGTGCACAGGTGGTCCTCCTGGTACGAATATTGTCGGGACTTGCACTACCACTATTGATGCGCTGGGATGGACAACACCGCCGGGGATGACTGTTACGGAATATTTCGGCAATCTTTATCATAGTGATGCGGGCAATCCTACTCAGAATGGCGCGACGCTGGTTGGTTATGGCGGATGGTCTGGATATACTTCTGTTGCTGGTGCTCTGGACGCGCTCAAAAGTACGGCTGCGGCGGAGGGTGGTTATTTGGTGGGGTATAATGGTTGGGGGATTGCGGATGCTACTGTTTCGGGAGCTCTTCAACGGTTGAATGACGCAGCGACATCGCCCACTGATTCTGGAGCTACTCATGTTAAGTTTTGGGATACTAACCCTCTAGTGCCTGTATCTAAGTCTGTTCAAGAGGGTTTGAATGAGTTATACAGCTTATCCGCTCCCATCATTTTGCAAGTAACACTGCCATTTGGTAGTCTCGCCGTCGTCAATGTCGGAACTCTTCCCCCTTCTGCTATTGCCAATGGCTACCGAGCTGTGCAACGCATCGTTTTATCCGTACGGGCTATTCCTGACCCTGGGTCTCCCGGTTTGCCTGACAACGACTTCTATTCCGTTGAGCTCTCCCCCGATATCTCTGGTGTTGGCAACTTTGTTGGCACAACACGCATAGGTCACGTGTGGTTGAACGTCGTCGGCACTTGGACGGCAATGCAGTTTATAATTAACGCAGCCGGTTTAATTACTGTTCAAAAACTCCTCGCTACCTTCCCCAATGATTGGGAAATAAAGGCTACGGCTTACCTAAACACGGAAGTTTAATGAAGAAAAAGCTTTTAATAATAACTGGAGGGCTTGCGATCCTTTTAGGACTGGAGCTCTCCGGCGTTAATGCGAAATATATTGACGAAATACAACAGTACCTAAAGATGGTAATAAGCGTCTATTTGGCCTCCGATGCGACGGGTGATATCCTCAAGCTACTTACTCAGAATTTATTAAGTAAAGATGTTAAAAGTCCGAACCTTACCGACTGAATTCGTAGCTCGTCCTTATCAGCAAAATTTAATTAATGCATTCTTTAAATCCAAACCATGTCGGCGCGCATATATCGTTTGGCATCGTAGGTCAGGTAAGGACCTAACTTCATGGATAATACTAACTATAAAAGCACTACAAAGATGCGGCACCTATTATTATCTCTTTCCCACAGCCCGACAAGCTCGTAAAGCCCTGTGGTTGGGAATAGGCAAAACTGGCGTTAGTTTCCTTGATTATATTCCTGACCGTTTAATTGATAAGATAAATAATACGGAAATGAGAATTCACTTAATAAATAAGTCCGTTATCCAGCTAATCGGAGCTGCTTCATATAATTATGCAATGGGCACGAACCCTGTTGGCCTTGTGTTCAGTGAGTATGCCTTACAGTCGCCCTTGGCATATACCTATTTATTGCCCATAATAACCGAGAATGGCGGCTGGTGTATTTTAAACACTACGCCCCGGGGACATAACCATGCTTACAAATTATTTGAACAAGTTAAAAATAACAAAAATTGGTATACAAGCACAGAGACTGTGGCTACTACTGTATCTTCGCTACGTCTGGGTAAAAGTGTTGTATCTCCCGATGATATTAAGGAAGCGAAAGCGGGCGGAATGAGTTACGAATTAATAGCGCAGGAATTTTTATGTAGTTGGTCTTCAGGGTTAGAGACCGCGTACTTTGCTAAGTACATAGCCCGCTCCCGTGCTCAGGGGATGGTTAAGATGCTTCCTCGAGTTCACAAGACTATTTACACTTTCTGGGATTTAGGTGTAAAAGACCCCACCGCAATATTTTTCGTAGCTTTTGATGAGCAAAATTTTTTCATAATGGATTATTACGAGAACACCCGGCTTGGAATGGAGCACTATATTGAGTATGTGGTGAGATATAAAGAGCGACATAACTGCGTGTTCGGGGGACATTTTGCGCCGCACGACATGAAAGTACAAGAATACAGCACAGGGGAAACGCGCTTGGATTTTGCTAGAAAACAAGGCATTAACTTCAAAGTTGTCCCTAAACCTAAGTCTAAAATGCATGCGATTGATGTGTTAAGAGGTATTTTTGATTTATTTTACTTTAATAGACCCAAATGTGAGCGCGTGTTTGATTGTCTCATGCAGTACCATGCCGCGATTAATTCCGAGGGGGGCGAATCTAAGCCGGCCCATGACTGGAGCTCGAACTGTCTTGATGCCATGCAGCTTATTAGCCAGGCTTATATTGCTAATTTACTTCCCATTAAGCCCAGTGTTGCTTATAAAAAATATACCTTTAATGAAGCTGCATTTGATTTTATTGCCCCGCGCTAAACTTTTTCTTTAATTTGAGATATTCTGGGTACGCTTCCTTACAAACCGCCGTTGCATAAATTCCTTTTAAACTTACCCACGTTGCTTGTAGCTCTTGAAGCGAATCAGCTTCTGCTATTTCCTCTAAAATAGTTGATACGTCTTGTTTAGGAGCGGCTAATGGGGAAACATAACTTTTTTCTACTGGCTTGTTGTCGTAATATTCAACGTCCTCACCCTTACCACCTGGTATTAAGAAAACCTTAAGTAAACCATTTTTGACAGCATAGGCCAGAGCCTTGCCCACCGACGTATCATCTAATCGCGTGCTCAGACCTACTTGTATATAAGTTTCAAAGTCCGTTGGGTCTTCTGCGTTAATTATTTTCATTTCAACTTCTATTAAAAACGCCGTACCGAGTTGCTCCCATTTGCGGATGGTGGAATAAAAACTCACCTTAGTTTTAATAAACGCTGACCTGAACGCATTAATCACATCATCTACAGCAATGTAATTATATTTTTGATGATTGTTTTTGCCTTTTTTCGCGATACCAGCTATTTCCGCCATGACCTTTAATTTTTTTTGCTGTAAATTAATACAGCCTGAGGATTCTTTTGCCATTTCTTGTGAGCTTCCATGTTGCGTGAGTAAATTGATTTTCCTTAATACCTTCCGATGACCCGATGAAATTAGTAATAATCGCGTCCAGCCGTTCCTTTTGTGAGAGTAATTTCTTTAAATCCGCTCTTATTGATTTGTTTTTGAGAATAACTTTTTTAATTTGTTCTGTGCAGTCTTGATAGTGAGTCGTAGGCTTAGGATATATCTGTTGAGCATCCGCTGCGCTCACTGGCGGCGGGGGAATATTTTTTAAGACATGGTTGTTCCAGAACTTTTTTACCGCTGAGCGCATGCTAACAGATAAACTATAGTCGCGGTCAAAGCGATATATACGAAAATCATCAACCCCTCCTAATAACACGGCCAAATACGCGTATTCCCGATTTGTCACCATTAAATACCAGTTTATCTGATAATAGTACTGGATTGGGATGTCATCCTTCTGGCTATCTTCACTGACCCGTGGTGTTCCCCATGATTTTTGGAGTAATGCGTTAAGCCCTGCCGTTTTTGCTTCAAATATTCCTTTATCACCAATCAATCCATCTACATGGGCTATCATATAATCGTACTTTGGGTGTTTAATCATGGGCACGTCCCTGTGCACAGTCATATCCGTCCTTGATTCAAACAAATCAATCACAATTGGCTCTAATCTATTGCCGCATTCTAATTTCAGGGCTATTTTGGCTAGTGATTGTGCTTGTTTAGATGGTTTGCCAGTTTTTTCAAGCCATACGTCGATGGGAGTCCGCCACGGATTCACACCCATTATACAACTTACATCAGTCCCGCCAACAGCTCTGGCCCTTTCTTTAATTAGCTGTGTTTTGTCTAATTCTGCCATAATCGTCTGCCACTTGGTCAAAAAGCGCGTGTTCACACAGGACAAAAAATTCTGCCTGCAGATGGATAATAAGGTCTGGTTGGATAAGGGTGTGGTCCACGTCCCAAGTACTTAGGAGCGCTAATAAATTGGTGCGAAATGCGGTTAAATAATTAGAGGGATCAACTAAGATATCATCAAAATAATCTGGATTATCTGACAAAAAAGCTGAATACGCCACGGAACGAGCCAGTTGTGAGACTTCATCAAAATCTTCATTTTCAGATGATGCGAGTTCGCGTAAATGATTAAAGTACTCCGACATAACCAGCTTGACTTTTAAATCTCACTAGCTATGATACTGCACTAAGACGAAGGGACGCAAATTGCGCCCCCACTGAAATTTAGGAAGCACACCAAGCTTGGGCCTAAATTTCCCACTACAAAGGAGTAAAATTGTAGATGAAGGAAGAATACCAGATTAAAAAATGCAGTCAATCTTTTTACTATAAGCTTGACTTGAGGTTTTCATTGTACAGGGAATATCCTCTCTCTTATCCCGCGCTCTCTAGGTTACGCCCTACGATTTCGCTGGCGGCGTATGACCTTTTTATAGCCATGTGTCACTACCAGAGGCGGTACTACTACGACGACTTTAGAGTAGCTGAAAATTACTGGCGCAAAACATGTTGCTTTACTCAGAGGGCCTTTTTAAAGGCCCGCGCCGAATTAATAAGGCATCAGCTCGTCTGCAAGCACAACCCCTCCCGTTACACGCCCCCTACTTATTCTGGGCTTCGGGGGGAGATTGGGGAAGATGAGCTCTCTCTCTCCATTCCATCTCCTGTCGAGCTATATTTAAGCGAGCTTTTAAAGGCTAAGCTCATCAACCGAGCCACCCGCTATCTATATTTTCATTTGTTCACCGAGGCTCAGACTGCAGATTTCCCCGAAAGTATTTTTTTACACAGCGCGGACATTCGTCAATCCCTAGGGCATCCTTCTCCAACATTGTTGCGGCTAATCGCCAAATTAAAAGCCCTAGGTTTGGTTGAAGTAAACGCTGCCAAAACTTGCCACTCTCCCTCAGAATTTTTTATTTTAGTTCCTCAGGTGGAATATCCGATGCGTAAGAAGTTCGCGTGGGGTCTAGAGCAAGGGGGCAGCTTGACAATAAAATCTCAATCGTTATGATACGGCACTAAGCGAAAGGGACGCAAATTGCGCCCCCCACTGAAATCCAGGAACATAAAGCTTTAGCGGGCTTTCCTAAATTTCCTACTACAAAGGATGTAGATGCGGCAAGAATACCAGGTTAAAAATTGTAGTCAAGCGTTTGAGTTAAAGAAAGAATTAAAAAATTCCCCTTACAAATATTACTCTCTAACTTATCCAGGTTTCCGGGACTTATATCCTAAGATTTCGATACATGCTTACGACCTGTATATGGCGATGGTGAACTATCCCACCAAAACCAAACGGGGCTATTTCAAGGTAGCTGAAAATTACTGGCGCAAAACATGTTGCTTTACCCATCAGGCCTTTTTGAAGGCCCGCGCCGAATTACAAGGACACGAGGCCATTAAAACTCGCCAATATGGATTGAATAAGCCCCAGTATCAGCTCAGCACTCCTGTCCAGGAGGTCAAATCCTATCTGATGATTGCGTGGCCCATTGTCCATTACTTGGGTGAACTCTTAGAGCATAAACTTCTAAACCGAGCCACGGGCTACCTGTATTTTCATTTGTATAGTCTGGCTTTTCAAGCCGATTTTCCCGAAAGTATTTTTTTACGCACTAGTGACATGCGTCAATCTTTAGGGCATCCATCTTCGACATTGTGCGCCCTAATCGCCAAATTAAAAGCCCTAGGTTTGGTTGAAGTAAACGCTGCCAAAACTTGCCACTCTCCCTCAGAATTTTTTATTGCCGTCCCTGATGTGAAATACCCACCTCGTGAAAATCGGCGCGAAATCCAACTTGCTACCGACGAGCAAGCACGTGCGGCTGTAGCTAAATGCAACGCCCGCCTTGCCGCGCTCTCCTAACGTCCCTGTGGATAAGTTTAGGCGCATGCTGGGTTAAGCCCTCTTCACCGTCCCGAATCTGTACTCATGCACCGTCCCGAATCTGTACTCTTTATATAATATACTGATCTATTATATATATTATTGATCCTTTTTCTCTGTACAAATTTTGAACAGCTCTACAAAAGACAGATAAAAAAAAAGGGGCCAAGGCCCCGTTACTCAATTCATCATCAAACCAAGATTGTTTAAAAAAAAATGGCTATCAGAATGGTCAGGAAAGTTAATTACGGTAAGGAGTAAATCCCATCTCCGTCATTTTCTTTAGTCCGTAAGTTGTTTTCAGGTAATTGGCAGGACATGCCAAGGCCCATAGATTGAAATTTTTAATCTTGCCATCACCAAAGCCCTCATACCACATACTTGCTAATTCAGGGTTCGTTACATCTGCTGTGCCATCTTCTTTCAATTGTGCAAATGTGGCATCAAGGTGAACTGTGCATTTACCAATCCTACCATCGCGCCTAAGAACCCAGTTGTTAAGTCGAGCTGCATAACACCAATATGGATTTGAGTCCTTGCGCTGATGTTGAGCAATACGGTTATCTCCAACCAAGTTCTTTAATCGGGCAATATGATGTCCTGGCGTATCTTCTTTTTTCATGATTAGTTTTTTGAATTTAGGGTCAACTCCGCCCATATCGTGAATCTCCTCAAATTCCACTTGAAAGCGACGATCGTTGCGGAGGAAGGTTTCATATACCTCATGCACAAAACTATCCATTTGAGCCCCAATATTGCCCTGGTGGATATGAATACGCATGGTGATGATGAATTCATGGTCAGAATGTTTAGCGTCCAATAAATTACCCCAAATTTTATCGAAGGTGCCTTTGCGCTTTGGGTCTTGGATGAGCATTTGTTTTTTAGAGAGTTTGACCACCCGGGTTTGGTCATGAAATTTCCGAGGTCCATCAAATGAGATTTTAAAAGCAATCACTCCTGAAGCCCGCATACGGTCCAGCATGCGTTTGTTGAGAGCGGTGCCATTGGTTACCATGTCCCCTTCTACATTAATGCCTAAATCTAGCGCTGACAGGCTTATATCTTCAATTTGACTCGGGGCCATGAGCGGTTCACCACCGAACCACGATAGCGATGCTTTTTGAAGCCCATTTTCTGATAAGTTTTTAATCCAGCTCTGTGTGCCTTTCACCATTTTCGCGCTCATAGGTGGAAATAGTTTGTCGCGTTTGAATCTGTGTTCTTCGTAACAGTACCCGCAATCTAAGTTGCAGTTTTCAGTCGGTAAGATAGCCACTCGTAGCCATTTTGATGTGATTGCCCTTTCTAACTGCAGGGGGCTCATAAATCGTTGTTCCATAGTTTTTCCTTGGTATTAAAAAAGGGGCCGAAGCCCCTTGGTTGAAATTAGTTGAGATTAAGCGTCACAGTAGCAATTAATGCCGCAGACTGTCTGGAGCGGGTCATTGATGAAGTTCATATCTGTATAATTTACATCAAGACTCTGGACTTGCTCTGATAGCACCTGGCTTGCTTTGATTTGTAATGTATTATCTAACGCGCCAAGGTTGGTTGCTTGAGCTGAACCCGTTAAAGCGACAGCGCCGGCTGTTAAAATTGTTCCTAATATTGCTTTTGAATTTTTCATAATTTTTCCTTATTAATTTCGGCAAAATTGCCATATCCTACAAATGTAGAATTAAGATTTGACCCCGCCTTCAACGACCGAATCAGGTGATTGGTTAAGTACACACTCCGACTTACAGATAATGCGCCCATGCACAGTCGTCCCATCTAATGTGATGTGAGCGCGATGACCATTTCTGGGGTCGGCTAATGTAATGTTTGTATTAATTTCACTATGAACTAGCGTGACTGTATCTGCTGAAATATCCAGATTATTCGCCCGTGTATTTGTTAGCATCACAGTGCCTGTCATCCAGCCATGCCCCAGATGCGAATCTTCAACACGCACGCTACCTAATATGCCAAATTTATCGATAGCGCTGCCGTTAATCTTGACGCTACCCAAGTTATTTAAATCTTTGATACGTGAATTAGCTATTACTAGCCCGCCCGTGTGGGTGTAGTGGCCCAGAGTTTGATTATTAATTTCTGAATGGCCCATAGACCCGGTTAAGAATGTATGAATCGCTTGAAAATCGTGCTCTAACAATTTCACGGGCTCTAAAGCATGCGCGTTTGCCTGCCACGTAGCCGCTCCTATTACCGCAATTGCTGTGATGTTATATAAGCTGCTTAATTTATCTACTAATGCCATTGTATAATTCCTATGTGAAATGTGATTTTGATTTTGCCGTAATTGAGCGGATATAAAAACCGGGTGCATTCTTTAATCCTGTCTATTTTTTTCATAATGTTGTTTCCTCGTTTTTTTTCTGATTCAAAGCTATTTCTTCGCGATTAATTAAATCCGCAAAATCTTCTGACCATTCGCGGGCTTTGTCTTCAGTGATCGCGGCCCAGTATTTACGCCTGGTTTGAAGAGCGCCTTCTATTAACACCCGCAGCATCGCTAGAACTTCATCGGGCGTACTATAGCCGACCACTTCATTCCAACGAACTGTTGTCTGAACTGGCGGTACAAAGCGCTCTGTAAATTGAATTGCCATTACTTGCTCCTTAAATCATGCCATAGAGCCGTTAAATAGCTGCTGGCGGGTGGTTGGCTAGGGTAGAGCGTAAGTACGCTAATTATCGATTTAAACGCGTCTGAGCGCATTTGCCCTTTTCTTGGGTATTTGTTATTTTTATATAGTTTCATAATATTTTCCTGTTATGTATAAAAATTTGGGTCAATCTCCAGCTTGGCCCTGCTCCAACTCCTAACTCCCGACTTTAATTTTGTTCACTAGTCTCATGGCCCCTTGATACACCTCATCAGTATTGGATGCGATGTCGTCAGTGGTCAGCTGCAAGTAATATGACTGCATGGTCGGATGATTCAGAGCGTGCCGATAAATATAATCCCGTGTTGTATTGTTAGCCGCCGCTGCTTTTGTGAGCGTATTGCCCGAAAGTAACGACTTAATACAATCCAACGCCAGGATACAATTCTTGGCCGGTCGTCCTCTGCGTGTGTGATGTACTTCGCGCACACTTGCAGCCATTTTCTCTAATGCATGAGTGTTCATGAACTCGCCGATGTATTTTATTTGCCTGTCTACCGGACATTCTTCTAATGTGGTATTCAAGCCTTCTTTAACGCTTCTTAAGTGCGTTTTATTATCTCGAAAAAACATCAAGCCACGTTTGATTTCTTTATAACTCGCAAACAATCTGCTCAAGTCATAAATCCATATCGTGTGCCCCTGTTCGTGCACTTTCTCAAGTAGATTCAAACTGCTTAATCTTACACTTATCTTCTGTCTGATTAATCTGGGTTTGTCGCTATGGATAACTTCAATATCCCCACCCGCCACACGCTGAATTGATTGCAACTGGTTGGTAGGCTCCCATGCGGCCATCGATATTGATGACTTTCTAATTAATGCGATATCCATAGTTTTTCTCTCCTTGAGTTCTGTTATCTATTCAGACTGTTTCAATGGATCGCGTAAGATTTATCTAATGAAATCAATGCTATAGTACGGTACTCAAGCCTGGTTTCTAGATATTCGCGTATAGTTGAAACTGTTTCATGATCGAAAGTACGTATGTACTGTTGGTCTTCATTAGCTATGTTTTGTAGCGTATTTTCGAGCAATTCCACATCTGTAAATAGATTGTTTTGTAAGTTATTTAGGTCCAATAGATTCATAATATTTCCTTATAAATTGTGTAATGTGTTGTTAAGAAACTGTATAATACAATTATCAGACACTCATTACAAGGACTGTATGAAAAATCATAAAATACCTGAGCATAGGCCCATTTCGGTGCCATCAACAATTGATGAAAAGGCCGAACAATTACTACATCCGCAAGACCTCAAAAGATTACGCGCACTCAGAGATAGTTACTGGCGGTCGGTGCAAGTTGAATCTGTTCTTAAGCCGCTCACGGAGGGTCAAGTCGAGCACATGATGGGATACGCCAGCTGCGGATTTACTAAGGACGAAACACTCGCAGAGCTCGGACTCACCCGCGCGCAGTGGGATTTGCTAGTTGAAACTTTCCCGCAGATGAAGAAATTATCAGAAGTAGTGGACCAATTGTTAAAAGCCTATTGTGATAGATTATTGCAAGCGAGTATTAAGGATCCAAAGATTCAATTAAGTGCGATTAAAATGAAGCTAAATGAGTGCCGGCTTCATGAAAATAGCTTGATTGATATTAAGAAGTTTAGCGCCCTAAAGATTGATGAACAATCGGCTCAGATTCTTGATTGGTTAGCTGCTGGAGTAATATCGGTTAAGAAGTCTCATCAGTTATTAGATGTTCTGGGGCGCATGCAAGAACTGGTCATGGTGCCAGCTCTTGAAATGCGTGTTGATGAGTTGCGCGGTCAGCTCGATTGATTAGCTGCTTCTTTGATGATGAAGTTTTTATTATGAAGTTGCTTGAGAAATAACAAATGCTCAAACACCTTTAGCAACACAGCCGCCAGCCGCTCTGAATCTGGGTTTCTATTGGCTGTCATCCAGGTTAAGACTAGCCCGTTATCTAGAACATATTTAGAAAAATCCTGGTCTAGAATCCTTGCTGCTTTATAGAGCGTTTCTTTATCTGGGCCAGCCGCTGTTTTAATTTCTTGTAACAATGTGGCCGATGACTGGTGAGCTTCGATTAATTTAGTGGTAAATCTAGCGATTTTTTCTTTAGGACACGGAAAAAATGCCGCGTCTATAAAGTCTAGTTCATATAATGTTGGTAAAGTTTTCATATTATTTTCCTTAATGTGTTATGAGTTCATTTCTGATTAGATTTAGCTTCAATAAATCCAGAATTTCAACAGCCCAATGCAGCCCGACAGAACGCAGGACTAACATTAGTTGATTGAGTTGATGGTAATTATTGTAAGTTCTATAAGATTGTTCATTCATAATTTCGTACATCTTGTGTATTTCCTTGTGGCAATTTTGTTAAGATTTTGAGAGTTAAGAAGCTCTCACTGAAAAAGGGCCAATCAAGGCCCTGAGGTTTGGTGAGTTTTGTTTATCTTTTGTGAGCTGCTTGTTTGATGATTTGTCTCATTGCAGTGTCATAATCATGTGATGATGAATGTGAATGAGCTTTTGTAGTTGAGGTGAAAGGAGAGCAAGCAAGCGCTACAACAAAGACCAGAATAAACAAACCAAACGCACTAATCATTAAACCTACAATTCCTTCTCCCACCATGCATAATTTTCCGCCAATGTTTTCTGCTTTAAATTCTGTTGTTTTTTCTTGTATAAATTTTTTCATTTTATTTTCCTTGATTTCAATTTGTTTGTTAAGTGTGTGTATGATAATTCATTATTGCTTGTGTGTAAAGAGTTATCTTCAATTAATTCAATTGATTGGGTCGAAATTTTATTAATCAGGCAAAGGCACAGTCAAAAGTGCGAAATTTTAGCTCTTGTATATAAGGAGTAAGTCATGACGGATTTGGTGAGGAGAATTCTTGGAACATTGGTGTGTTCAATTCCAATGTTAATGATAATCATTTAAAAGACCTGCTGTCATTTTATACCATTATATTGGACAAGTTATACTTAAACTTGGGTAACTTTAACCCTTACAAACCTGAACCAATCCAGTTCTGGTTCATTTACCCGTGATAATAACAGTTATCACGGTTTTAAATCCCAACCAAATCAAGCACTTAGCAAAAGCTGTTCAAAATTTGCACAGTTATCTTAAGATTGTGGATAAAATAGCCAGGTATTGGCTGATAAATAAAGGGTCTGAAAAGAATATTTTATACCATTAGATGCCCCTACCCCCCCCCGACCCCCCGAGTCCTATATCACCTCCGGAGTCACTTAAAAAATTTCGCCCAAAAATTTGAGAATGAAAAATCCACTAATGAGTTGGTCAACTAGTCATGGCTTCTGTATAGGTCTTCTGGTATGGTTCAATTCCCGGAGGAGGTACCTTTTAAAACTTGCTAATGCACTCCGGGCCATGGTGTAGGAGCTAATCAACTTATTCACCACCAACTAAGCCAATCAACTAATGAACGCCGGCGGGTGGGTGTTCTCCATTCTGGGTCATATCCATTTCGCCACTCACTATTTTCTTCAGTACGCACGGCCACCTCATGAACAACGGCCATTCGATAATTCATCCACTCCTTATCAAATTCCTCAGCATTACGGCATCGGGATTTTATGAGCCCGTTAGCTATTTTTTCTTGATTAGCTTGATTTATCCCGGCAGCCACAAGAGCGCGAAAAATTGTTTCTTCATTTACTTCAGTTGTCATATTCATCTCCTGGCGGCTGGGTTATCTGTACTTGGCCCGCAAAACTTTCCCATCAACCCTGGTGTGTTGGAATTTATCTGCGCGTTCATATAGGGGCTGGTATCCTGCATTGATATAATCTCGCCGAGTCGACTTTTCATTTTGGCAGGCAATTTTTTCATTGTTCATTTCTAAAGTCCAATGGCACCGTCCGCAATTAGAACATTTCATGAACATGTCCCTAATCAACTCTTCAAACATAACAATCTCCTTAACCACCCGCTGGCGGCTGGGTTAAAAACCATACTACCACCCCGAAAATAAATTTGCACAACAAATGCGTGTCTGATAATATGTGGTCTGATTAGTTGGCAATGACTAATCGCCGGTAGATTTCAACCGGTTGTTAAGAGCTCGAAACCCCTCGGTAGCATGATATTCTGACTCTGAGTATTCCACACACCGGGGGACTAGGGTTTCAATCGCGGACTAACTTTTAACGGACCCAAGCGACGATTCCAATAGCGCAATTCTCTGACCGCATCGTTATATTCCTGGCATATATTCTTGAGTTTTTGATGATAGCGGTAGAGTTGGCGTTGGTTATTAAAATGTTGCTTGAGTTGCTGGCGGGTGGGTTCTGGGGTAGGGCTGTGCGGATTCCAATTCCTAAAGCAAACATCATCACACACACGGCGCTCTACAAATGGGCTGCGAAGTAACGGGTAGCTCAAATCCCAGATATATTTCTCCTCAAACGCCCTGATGTGCTGTTCTAATTCCCGCATTTTCGGCCGGAGTTGAGATTCAAGCTCGGCCATGTCCAGTTCGATGCCATTTTGTAGGATGCGCTGAATTTTCAGGGCCATTTCAATCTGTCTGGCGCGGGTGGGTGGAATTTGAATCATGGTGGGCCCCAATGCGGGGACATAACTATAGGAGATAACGCACTGGGCCCGGATTGATTATATCTCATTTGAGCGTTTGTTCGCCATACAACTTGCGATCGACATTTTCACCATTGGCTTTAAAGTCGGTCAGTGTGGTTTGAAGATTGAATCTTATCCGCTGCATCTGACCAATCATAGCGTCCACATCGGTAATCAATCCCTGAATTTTCGCTGGTATAGTCAATGCGCGTTCGATTTCGCTGTTTAATTCCTGAATTTGTCGAAATTGCTTGTGTAAATCTAATCCCATACTGAATATCATCCTTAATAATCGTTAATATAAAATACCCCTGGCGGGTGGGTATGAGTCAAGCGTCTATTATCACTTTTTCTGAAAATACAGTTATACTTAGTGCATTCTTAAGGAGAACTAATCATGACTCGTGAAGAGCGGATGAGGAAGAAACCCGGCGGTTCTAATTACGGGAAATATGATGGCAAAGGTATGAAATTTGCTGGCCCCAGTGGTGGTGCTCCGAGCCGAACTTATCCGGTGACTTTTGATAATTCCAGTAAAATCGACCCCAAACGTGTTAGAGCAGCATTAGCGTACGCGCACAATGCACCAAATCCTAAGGGGATTCGTCGCGGGGTAGCTAGAATTGTTAAGAAGGCTGGTGATAAGAGCTTGGCCCAACGAATTTTATCAAAAACTAAATAGTGAGGATGATATGTCATTAGCACGCAAGGTTATCGAAAGCAGACGGCGCAAGGTTGTTGGTGTTAAGCGCGAACACGCAGATTTACCCAACACACGGACTTTACAGGGCGAAGGTGGATTACCCCCAACTTCTGATGTAGAAGCCCCCCAAAAATGGAAAACTCAGGGCCATCGAGTGAGTGAAAAAGCCACATCCATGGCAGCTAGTGTAATGGAAGATAAAATGGGCTATGAATTATATAAAGACCCTAATGACCGCCGCGATCGAAGAGAAGGCAAAGGTCGTCGTCGTAAAGTTATCAGGGGTGGTAATCATGGCAATTCTTATGAGCCTGAGGAAGTGCGCGGAGGACGGTAGTTGTCGACTATACGGAAACTCCAGCGTGAGATTAAGAAGTTAAGTATAGAGATTGAAAGTCGGACGGGTAGTGTTGAGATTTATGAAGCTAAGAATAAGCGCGATAAAGCCAGATGTATAAAGGAAATGTCAGAAAAATATGCGCAAAAACATGGCTGGTTATTCGTGATAGCGCCATACAAATTTACGGAATTCTCAGAACCGGACGACCAAGTCCAAGAACGCGTAAAGAAATATATGTCATCTTTAGGCCAGGAGTTCGGGCCCCATGGCAGCACGCTTTAAATAGGAAGTTCACGCATGTATTTATGATCGAAGACCTTATCGATCAAAAGTATGGAAAAGGATTTATGCAATACGAATTTTTACACTCTAATATCACCGCCCTACACTTGCCGCTTTTTTCGATGGAGGCGTATATTAAGGAGTTGAAGAAGGTTGGGTGTACAGTGCTTAGGGTTATGCCCACTAAAGTTAAAAGTCTTGGGTCGTTTTTTCCTAAACTCATTCCATATAATTGCGTCAGTTTAACTAAACTTTACTTAGGGGTTAGAGCTTATCACGCCATAACACCATACGGGTTGTATAAGTATCTATACAAACAACATAACGTGATTAAAGAATAGGAGGTCAATATGGGAGATTTTTTTGGGGATGATGGACAGTCTGCTGCGATGAGAAGTCAACAGGACGACTTGGACCGTATGCAGGAAGAAGTGGAAAGAAAAAACAAACTTGCCCAACAGCGTACAATTCGCGGCCTCAAGACGGCGGCGGGTGGGTCCGGTGGGTTTGCTAATCGCGATGACCGGGATACTTTTGGATGAAAGAATTAAGTAAGGAAATGCTACTGGCCCGAGCTGCCAGTGCTAAGACTGTTGCGGATATGTGGATGTCACAGTTACAGCAGGTCTATGAATTAGTGCTTCCGAACAAAGCTGAGTTTGCCATCTTCAGACGTATTGAAGGAGGCCCCAGAACTCAATATGTATTCGATTGTACGGCAATTACTGCATTAAAACGATGGGCGGCTAATATGCAGTCGATGTTAATGCCTAACACCAACTATTGGGCAAAATTTCGTCCTGGTAGTAAAGTGCTCGCCCCTAACTCAGGAATATCTCCACAAGACGCGCAAATAGAATGCGATAAATGGCAGAAGGATTTCTTTACAGCTCTGAACAAATCCAATTTCAATAACGCAGTTTTTCAATCTATTCTCGAAATGGGAATAAGTACCGGCGTTATGTTACTTCAGCCCGGCACCAAAACTGACCCGTTTAATTTCAAAGCCGTCCCTCTACATCAGGTGGCTATTGAACAAGGCGCTAATGATACGGTGGAGACTGTATTTAGAAAATACCGCATGCGAGCAAAACAAGTCTATCAAACTTGGCCTGATGGAAATTACACTGATGGGCAGCTAGCTATATTTAATGGCCCAGCTAATGATGAGCTAGAGCTACTTGAAGGATGCGTATATGAACCCCAGTTAGATGGTAAGAAGAAGTATTGTTTCTTTGTCATGATGGACGGGTTCGAGAATTTCATTGTGAAAGAATATCGCACTTGGTCGCCGTGGATTGTGTTCAGGTCTAGTGTGTATGCTGCTGAGTCATTTGGTCGTGGGCCGATTCTGGATTTATTACCTTTTATTAGAGAGCTTAATCAACTGGCGCAGTATGATTTACAGGCGGCTAGTTTTGCGGCGAATCCTATATTTTTAGTCGCGGCCGGAAGTGAGATTAACCCATATACCGCCAGAATTTCTCCGGGAGCGATAATACCAGTACAGCAAACCACGCCCGGCATGGCCCCGATTAGCCAATTAACAATTCAAGGAACACCTGGTTATAGCCAGTTAACTCGTGCTGAGTTAGTAGCGGCAGTTCATGACACTATGAATACTAATCCGATTGTGCCTAATACTTCAGCGGACAAGACAGCTACCGAAGTTCAAGCAAGACAGGCTGAGTGGTTACGGCAAAATCAATCTACAGCAGCCAGATTAGAGAAGGAATTATGCAGACAAGTTGTTCAGAAATGTTGGCATATTATGCATTCGTTTGGTTTGGTGCCTTATCCGTATATTAATGATGTAGATATAGCAGTCGAATTTGAAAGTACGATAAAAGATATTCAAGGATTAAATGAAGTTAATAAAGCGGTACAAGCATCACAAATGATTACCCAAATTTTAGGACCGCAAGCAGCTATGGCGGCATTTGTTCAGGGGTATAAGGTGGAAGATGTGGCAACGTATGTTTTAGAGAAACTTGATGTTAATCCCAAGATTATTAGAGACGCAGCTTCGAGACAAAAAATTATGCAAGCAGCGGCTAAACAAAATCAAGTAACTCAAGCGCAACAGGGTGCGGTTAAAGCTCAAGCTAACCAACTGCAAGACCAGGCGCAAGATAATACCGAGGCACAAGGACAGATTTAAGTATGAAGCAGATTGAAGACCCGTTAGAGTTAATCAATAAAAACCGCGAAAAATTCAAAGAAGATTATAAAAACGAACTACATCAAGTATATCGTGCTGCATATGAAACTTTTGAAAATAGTAAATGCGGCCAACAAATGCAGGACATTTTAAGGAAAAAACTATATGCACCTATAGGCCCAGATGTAGATGCTAAGTATATGGCTGGCCAACACGACATGATACGAATGATTTTTGGGTGGATTAAGAGTTATGAATTATTAGCACAAGGGATTGAACATGGATGAGCAGACAGTAGGTACGAGTGCAGAAGATACCTCGTTAGTATCTGAGCCCGGTGTAGGGTTGGTTGATTTAGTAGAGACTGACGCAGACCACGTGGGTGGCGGAAATAATAATGTGCGTGGTAAAGAAGGTTCGATTGAAGATTGGTTTTGGGTGAATAATGACGATTCGCAAATTCCAGGAAAAGGCGAGCCACCAGTTTGGTATAATCAGAAGACTTTCAAATCAGTAGAAGAACAGGCCAAAGCCCATCCGGAACTGAGGAAATTGTACAATGATAAGCTCAAGGGATTATCTGGAGCTCCAGAGGGTGACTATAGCTATGACTTCCCAGAGGACTTTGTGGAAAAGGGTTATGAATACGATACTAAAAATCCTTATTACCAAGACTTCCTTGATTTGGCCCGGAACAACGGCGTATCACAGGAGCTGGTAGAGCAAATGACCGACCTGGTTGTTGAGTCGCAGAATGTGTCACGTGAAACACAAACCGCCCGAGCTGAAGAGGCTATGAATGAGGAATTTAATCATTTAACAAATGGCGATAGGCATGGATTTGAACGCGCAGTTAAAACCGCAGCTAACAATCCTAATGTAGATAAAGAGCAATTGAACATATTGTTAGAGAATTTGACTACTGCCGACTCTATTAAAGCTTTTACAGCCCTCCTCCATGAGCCAGATTATGCACGGGTTCCTGGGCCAGAGGTTCACGCGGTAAGAGATGGTGCCGCTAGACAAAACAACTTACGTGAAAGACTAGCAAAATTACAGACGATGCGGGGACAGGCGAAAGAGGATTTCAAGCG